TTTAACTCGCCCAACTCCAGAGGCAGTGAGACCGATAGTATCAGCCGCACCTTTACTGAGATCAAGTCCCCTACCATATACGTAGGGACCACGATCATTGACCGTCACCACGGCACACCTCTTTAGACATACACGAAGTCGTGTGCCAAAGGGGAGTGTCTTGTGCGCTGCAGTAAGGCCGTTTTGATTATATCTAGCACCACTAGCTGTGTAGTGTCCATTAAAACCTGGACCATACCAACTAGTGATCACTGACAGAGTAGTTAGAAGAGGGATCATAATAAGATAGCAAGGAACATTTATATTTCCATCTACTCATTAAGGCTCAGCACTACTCGCTAGGGGCCGAGCCTCTCTAGTCAGTTACTTCTTCTTCTTCTTCTTAGCAGTCTTGGCTGACTTCTTAAATTGAGCAGCAGTGGGAGCACCAGGTGAACCAGGCTTCCTCATCTTCTCATTAGAACCAGCTTTAATACGCATACGCTTAGCATGAATGTTAGCGTACAAACCAGGCTTAGCCATTTAACATTTCCACTTACGTAGGGCTAGTGCTTTGCGAGTAGGCCTACCTTTCTCGTCTTTCATCGGTCCCTTCACTCCACCCATACGGGCACAGAAGGAACGCTTACGTGGTCCTCCTTCAGGCTGCGGAGCCTTAAGGTTAGAACCAGTAGCCTTGTTATATTTAGCACGACCGGCAGCCGTAAGGCCACCAGTGCGTGACTTGTGTACGCCAATCTTCAGACTGACATTACTTTTTCTTTGTGCCATTTCCTTTATGGCCCTTTTTACCGCAAGACATTACTTTTTCTTTTTGGGTTTGGATTTACCAGCACTACTAAGAGCAGCAGCCACTGCTTGTTTTTGAGGATAACCTTCTGCCTTCATCTTACGAATGTTGGCAGATACGGTCTTATCAGATGTGCCTTTCTTTAGAGGCATTAGAATACTCCAGGGATGATTTGACCAGTCACGATATAAGCGCCAATAGCAGCCACGAAACCAAGCATAGCAAGGCGACCATTGAGGAGTTCAGCACGTTCGTTATGGGGCACAGTGTAGGATTCGTCGGTGTACATGGTGGGTTCTTTAGCGAAGATGTTAGTGTCGTTCATTAGAATTGAATGTTGGATCGTTCAAGCTTATCTGCTACATCAGCACGATAGGCTGGATCCTTGTCGTAGCGAGGATCACTCATTGCTGCTACCAGCTCAGCCTGAGAACGGAAGGCATCACCAGTATTGCGCGGGGCTGTACCTGTGAGCATCTCACCGTCATAACCGACTGCCTCTTGATATCGTGAATTCAATGCTTGAGCAGCAAAGAACATAGCAAGAGGATCACCACGATCCATAACAGCATCGTACATAGCAACCTCTTGTTCAGATAGGTTCTGACCAGCCCATTGAATCATGTTCTGGTATTCAGTATTACCACCAACTGACTCTTGAATCTGGGCGATGTCATCTGATGTAGCTTGTGGTGTCTGTTGGGCACCACCTTTCTCAAGGAACATGTTAGCTACATCAACAGGATTCATGCCTTCGACTTTACTAACAAGTTCTGGATCCCACTCACCAGTACGATAGGACTCCATGATAGTATCATAGAGATCCACCTCATCGTTCTCTTCTGGCTGTTCCTCTTGTTCGACTTCTTCCTGTGCCTCTACCTCAGGCTCTTCCTTACCACTAAGGCGTTTCTGTAGTTCAAGGTAGCCACGCTCCAACTCCTCTGCTGACTTGTATTTACCAGCCAGAAGCTGTTGCTCTTGCTCAGCTAGACGTTCACCAACTTGCAGAGAATCAAGCTCTTCAGCAGAGAACTCACCCTCTGCTTGTTCATACGGATTAAGTGTAATTTCGTTTGCCATTTGCTGTGATAACGGTTAGATTTCCAAGACCTACTGTCTTAACGAAATCGGGGGAACGACCGATGGTGGGTTCACCAATTTTGGTACGCTTCATATAAGGCGTTACCTCATTGGCTTGATCATCAACTGTGTCAACCGAAGGGACTTCCTCCGGGGATGTTGCTTTCTTGTTCGATCTCTGGGATCTCGTTGGTGTTTGTTTGTTCATTTGATCCATTCAATAGTTGTGGATTCTTTGTAGGATCCAACAGTGGAGCCTTAGCCATGTTAGGAGCTTGCTTTAATTGCTCCATTTGCATGGCTTGTTCTTGTGCCATCTGTTGCTCTTGCTGCACTTGACTCATTGACTTAACAAGGTTCAGTACATCAATGCCTTGAGCAGCAGCAAGGCGTTTAACAGCTTCATCCACATTAAGGTAAGTACCCAATGCTTCAGGTCCAAGTGTCTGCGCAATAACAGTAAAGAACTGAGTCAGTGATTCTCGATCCTGTCCCCTACCAAGTGCATTGATACCAGCAACAATAGTAGGACGCACAAGATCCTTAGGAATACGCGGGATCTCTTGTGTCTTCTGTAGTACAGAAAGTTTACGATTGAGATAAGGTACGAGGAACTCAACAGTCAACAGCGAGAATAGTCCACCGAGTTGTTGCTCTAGTTCCATTTGAGTCATCCGTACCTCTTCGGCTGTGGTACGTTCACTGTTCCTGACATTAAGAATGAGGAACGCTTCACTGAGGCGACGTTCAAGTACCTGAGCCATCTCCATAGCAGTACGGAAGTCAGCTGTTTTACCAACTTGTACAACAGAGATGTCATCAGGGCGGCCTTGAATGATGGCTCCGTTGCCTGCAGCCGAGAGTGTTTGTGGCTTGGTAGTACTAGAGGGAGAGACGGTAAAGACCACCTTAGCAGCGACTGCAGAGCCCTCTACGAGTGCTTGCATGAGAGCTTCCAATGAGCGAAGATCTCCTAAAAACTCTTCGACTCTACCTCTACCAAAAGCCTCACCGTCTACTACATTAAACCTCAACACCAACCAAGGATTAGCGTCGAGAGGTGCTTTACCTTGAGAGCCAGGAATGATTTTATCAAACACTTCCTGGTGCCATACAAGACGATTGTTGTCTCGTTTAACATGTGTGTAAACATCTACATCTTCTTCATTATCAGCTCCATCTTCACCAGGTGAATTTACAGGGAGACTGACATTAAGGATAGGTGCAAGAAGTTTACGACTGATGCGTTCACGTGTGACGATTTCTAGGATTTCACCGTTACCATCTCGATCTACAACATACCTGTTCAATGGATATAGCTTAAGTCCCTTAGGACCCATGTAGATAAGTGCGTTACCACCAACAACAAGATGCTTGAGAGCTTGGTGTACGGTAACGCGATCACTTGATGCTGCTATAATTTCCATAACAGACCTCTCCATTTTTGCAAATGAAATATCAAGGTCTGATCGTGCCTCTGCTGGAAGATCTACACCGATCTTTGAATCATCGATCTGTAGCTTAAAGAAGCTGGTTTGAGGGGGAAGTAAAGCAAGCATCAATTTAGATGCCAATGTTACAACTCCTTTTGCACCAACACTTTGCCATGGTGTAGTCAACCTTAAGTTTGTTGAACGCCCAACATCATCATCTTGTTGGATGAGAGTAGGTAGTGTCAACTGAGAGCACTGTACAGCCGTGTCTAGAAACGTGGTACGATATTTACTTAGATAATCGTATCTTGATTTAGCTGTCATTTAATTAACCTTTACTACCTTTCCAAGCGCCAAATGGGTTTACACGTGTAGCGCCGGCTATACCTTGAGCACTACGGTTACGAGAACGGCTACTTGGTCTCCGCCTATATCCGAGAGTACTGGAATTGATATCGGCACCCATGGCGAGAGAACTTGCTTCAGCCATTTGTTGAGGAGTCATTGGTCCTCCTTCTCCTGGACCTGTGGTGCCAGTATCTGTGGTGCCAGTATCTGTAGTACCTGTACTACCTAGATTGCCGGGAATCCTTGGGGGTCCATTTTCCCCGCCAAGTCCAAATTTCTGTTCTTGAGTAGGTGCTTTTGGAACAAGATTATTGAAGGCTGGATTGGATACTTTAGGAGAGTAACCACCAGTAGGATTAATTTGATAATCTCCACCACGCTGCAAAGGAATCAAACCAGCAGTAGATTGAGCAACAGCACGGTCTCTATCATTCCTGACAGGTTTGTAAGAACTAGCCCCGGATTGAGGGTTCTGGTAGCCACCAGTTGGATTAGAGGCATTGATATAGTTCTGCAAGGTCGAACCGATATTCCCAGTTCCAAGTTGCGACTCTCTAAATATCCCTGACGTGTATGTATTGCCAGTCTTTATTAGATTGTTTACAGCGTTACTGCCAAGGCCAATCTGCAGATCCTTGCCTCGCTCCTTAAGCCCGGCGTTGAGTTGATCAAGCTGACGGATAGCTTTACTGGAATCAACATCGAAGTTACTGGTAATCTTTTGAAGTTCTTTGTTACCAATATTACCATCAGATCCAGCAATACGCAGTGCTTGCTTTAGGTTGCCTGCTGTACTAACAGTTTTAGCCGGAGTACCCATTGGATTAGGGCCAGCGTTAGTTTGTACAGGTTTTGCAGGGCTTGGTGATTTTCCTTTAGCCATTGTTCTCTTCGTTGAGTTGGTGTTGAATCCACTCGACCACAGAACGTTGGCCAGAGCGGTACATAATTAATGAGTGTGAGTCATCCGGGTGGGGATTAAGTGGTGGGAAGTTTTGCTCTAGCTCATTGATGAGAGAGCTTAGCTGGAGACCATGTGTCTCAAGCGTATTGAGGAAGATTGGGGTTGGCATGTTCGAAGAACGCTGGCATACGTGCACGCTTTGTATCAGAAAGCTCTGGAGCTTTTCCTTCATACATCAAGCGATCACTGGCATCCAGCCAAAATTTTTTGTCCAAATATTTATTAGTAGACGCTTTCAATGGTGACATAACCCAATTGATAGTCGCCTTACGTAGCTTGTCCAAGGAGGGGCTGATCTCCAACCCAAGCTCCTTACACACAAGGCTATTGGCTGCTACATGGACTTGCTCATCTCGGCTGATGTCAGCGGAGACTGTGCGGAGACCAGCGTCACCATTAAAGCGGAAGAAGGGGAGTAGTACGAAGAAAATTGCACGCTCGGCAACCAGTGCTTTAAGGACTGTGTGATCAGGATGCGCTTCCCAAGCATCCCTAAGGCGCTTTGCTTCGGCTTCAGCAGTTTCGTCAACACCCAAAGCATTGGCGATGTAACCGAGAGCCAGGTCGTGGTTTTCTTCGTC